ACACCGGGCTGTTGCCGAAGGGGCGATCCAGTTCGGGGTTGTAGTCCTCCCACAACGACAGGTCGGAGTAGCAGCGCTCCAGGTCCTTGAGGCCGAACGCGCTTTGGCTGCTGTCGATGAACTTGCAGTAAAACAGCTGCTGGAATTTGTCTTCGTCGTACTCCAACTGCAGCTGCTCCAGGTCGAACAGATCACAGCCGCCGTCGATAGCATCCTGGATGGTGATGGTCTTGCGCCATTGGCCGTCGGGGCACAGCGCGCCCTGGGTGTAGGACGCCTCGGTAGGCCAGGTGCCGCCGGCTTTCTTACCGCGTTTGCTGTTGCGGAATTCCTCGCCCGACCAGAACGGGTACGCCTGGTGCGACACCGCGCTGGGCGTCGAGAAGTAGGTTTTGCGCCACTTCTTGTGGGTGCCCATGGCGCTGGCCACGGTGCTGAGTTTTTCGAAGTCGCGGATCCAGAAGTACTCATCCACGTACACATGGCCATGGTAGCCCTGGGCGGTGCTGCTGTTGGTCGACAGGAAGCGCAGTTCGGCGCCGTTGCTGAGCGTGATCGGGTTGCCGGTCAGCTCGATGTCGAACCACTGCTTGGCAAATTGGATGATGTAGCTGCGGAAGATCTCTGATTGCGAGCGGCTGGCCGACAGGAACACCTGGTTGTCGCCAGTGAGTACCGCGTCCATGAACGCTTCGCCGGCGAAGTAGTAGGTCAGGCCTACCTGGCGGCTTTTGAGGATGTTGCGGATCCGGCTCGTCAGCGGGTTTTGCTTGGCTGCAAACAACTCCTGCTGATAGCGGTACATCTTGCTGATGAACTTATCCAGGAAGTCGACTTCGGTCAGCCCGCTGATGTCGTTCTTGGCCTTCTTTTCCTTCTTCCTGTCACCGCCTTCGCCACGGCTGGAGCGTTCGCCACGCGAGCGTTTGCGCGGCTCCTGGGGCTCGCCCAGGTCGTCGCCGTTCGATGCCGTCACCGGTGCGGGCTTGGCCGCTTGTTTCAGCAGTCGTTCGCGAACGGTGGTCAGTCGGTCCAGTTCGTTCAGATCGTCTTTGGACAGGCTACCCACTTTGTCCAGGAGCAGGGTGATCCGCCGGCCGACAGCGGTCAGCGGTTCTTCGTCCGAGAGCATGTCTTCCCACCCGCCCTGGCGGATCCAGTAGTAGACGATTCGGATGTTGGGCAGGTTGAGCTGCGCCTGAATTTCCTTGGCCTTACAGCGGCGCAGAAACAGGCGTTTGGCGGCTTCTTTAACTTCGGTCGAGTAGTACATGGGCCGCAGTCTATGCGGCGAAAACGCTGGAAACGCGGGGTTAAATTCCGTGATCCGCCTATATCGCGAATATAGGAGAAACGCGCATTTGAACCGTTTGTTTGAGGGCTGACGGCTCCCTATCTTGGCGGCTCATTCAGCGATTGAGCGCAGTTAAACCCATGCCCCGTTCCCTTGTTTCGTTCTGGAAACGTGTCGCCACCAGCGGAGCTACCGTTGATGGGCGCGTAATCCTTCCCCAGGAACTGCGCGACATCGCTGAAACCTACAAACCGTCCTTCTACACGGCGGTGATCTGGTGCGACCACGAACGTTGGCCAGGCTCCCACGGCACCGTCTACGCGGTGCGTCTGGTGGAAGAAGCCGAAGACCTGGAACCCGGCGAAGTGGCGTTGGAAGCGCAATTGAAGCCCAACGACCGCCTGCTGTATCTGAATGACCAGGGCCAGAAGCTGTTCAGCAGCATCGAAATTACCCCGGACTTCCGTGGCAAGGGCAAGGCCTACCTGACTGGTTTGGGCGTTACCGACCAGCCTGCCAGCGTGGGTACTCAGGAACTCTACTTCTCCCACAAGAACAACCGCGCCTCCTACTACGCCGCGTCGGTCGAACTCGGCCGCCTGCAGGACGACAGCCCAAACACCGCCGAAACCGGACTGATCGATGCCCTGACCGGCTTCTTCAAGCGTTTCGCTGCAGGTGCGCTGCCCACCGAAACCACTCCACCCCAAACAGAGAGCAAACCCCCAATGGATGAAGCTACAGCAACGGCTCTGACGGCCCTGGTGGCGCAGCTGCTGGTTGTCGCTGCCGGCCTTCAAGCCGTCATTGAGCCCGCCGCCGCAGATGCACCAGAGCCTGATCAGGACCTGATCGATGACGTCAGCACGGCCGTGGACGACATCGTGGCCACCGCCGAGCAAGAGCGCGAATTCCGCCGCCAGAGCAAGGGCAACCAGTCCGTACTTGCCAAGCTGGATGAGCTGCAGAAGCAGTTCAGCGCCCTGCAGAACAACTCCACCGGTCGCCAGTTGCCGCGCAATCCCGGCCCGGTAACCACCGTCAAAAAGCGGGTGCTCTGACATGGCTTATTCACTGAGCGCCTACGGCGCCAAGATGTACGCCGAACTGCAGCTGGCCATCGCTGAAAGCTACGGCGTGGAGTTGGCCAGCAAGCACTTTAGCGTCGACCCGACCATTGCCCAGGAGCTGAACGACGCCATCACGGCCAAGTCGGACTTCCTGGGGCGTATCAACGTCATTCCGGTGACCGAGATCAAGGGTCAGAAGGTCTTTATCGGCGTGTCGGGCCCGGTCACAGGCCGCACCAACACCAAGACCACCGATCGCGAAGCCAAAGATGCGTCGTCGCTGGATCAGGACACCTACGAGCTGTCGTCGACCGAGTCCGATGTGGGCCTGCCTTACGCCAAGATCGACGCCTGGGCCAAGTTCCCGGACTTCCATCAGCGCTATTCCGCCGCTGTACAAAAGCAGATCGCGCTGGACCGCATCATGGTTGGCTTCCATGGCACTCATGCTGCAGTGCAGACCGACATCGAGCAGTACCCGATGTTGCAGGACGTCAACAAAGGCTGGCTGCAACAGGCCCGCGAGCAGATCCCCGCCCAGGTACTCAAGGAAGGCAAGGTCGCCGGTAAAGTGACCCTCGGCGCCGGCGGCGACTACGCCAATCTTGACGCCCTGGTGCACGACACCAAGCAACTGGTGGACGAACGTCTGCGCGATGCCGGCGACCTGATCGCGATCATCGGCACCGACCTGCTGGCCGCCGACAAGGCCAAGCTTTATTCGAAGCAGGGCGACACCCCGACCGAAAAAGAGCGCATCGAAGAAGCCCAGGTAATCGCTACCTATGGCGGCTTGCCGAGCTTTAGCGTGCCGTTCTTCCCGGTCAACGGTGTGGTCGTCACCAGCTGGGACAACCTGTCGATCTATTTCCAGGACTCCAGCTGGCGTAAGCAGACCATCGACAACCCGAAGCGCTCCCGCGTCGAGGACTACAACAGCCGCAATGAAGGTTACGTGATCGAGCAGCTGGAAAAGTTCGCCATGACCGAAAACGTGGAGCTTGTGCCGTGAGTCTGGCGCTTGCGCACAAGCGCCGCACCATCGCGCTGGGAGGCGCCGCCATTACAGCGGCTGCCGTCTCCGCAGCGCTTCCTTACTCGCCGGCGGAAGCCCTGAGCAGCCCCGCCAATGCACGCAAGCACCTGCTGCTGCAGGAAGCGGCATTGGACCAGGACCTGGCGCGCATCAGCGCGATCAATGGCCTGGCTGGGCGCCAGACGCTTAAGCGCGAAGAGCTGCTGCCCAAGTACCAGGAATACGTGCAGCGCTACTGCGAGTCGGGTTTGAACTTCCCGAACCGCGTTGCGGTGCAGGTGATGGTCTGGCTGTTCGACACCGCCCAGTTCGAAGACGCCCTGGAGTTGGCCGACTTCCTGATGGAGCAAGGCCAGCAGATGCCGGAGCGCTTCAAGCGCCGCGACATCCAGACCTTCGTCGCTGATGCCGTGTGCGAATGGGCCTACGCCGAGTACACGGCCAAGCGCAGCCCGGAGCCGTATCTGTCCGACCTGCTGCCGCTGGTTGATGGTGTGTGGAACCTGACGGAGCAGATCCCCAGCAAGTACCACAAGTTGATCGGCATGCGCGCCATGGAGGCCGAGCAGTGGGAAACCGCGCTCAAGCACTTGGAGCGCTCCACCGAGCTGTACGCCCAGGCCGGCAACAACACCCGTATCAAAAGGGTCCGCAAGGCCTTGGAAAAACAAGCGGCTGCTACCCCGGCCACCGAGTAACCGACTACCCCCCCCAGCGGGGACCTGTGGAAGTGAGCCGCCCATTTATGGACCGTCCCACTGAAAACAGGCTCCCCGCCCTATTTGAGCGGTCAGCATGAGCTTTTCAGGTAAACCAACCACCCTTGTGGAACTGGCGATCGAGAATGACGGCTTTTGGCCGAACCTCGATGTGGCCGAGTTTCAGAAGGGCTATCGCCTGCCGGCGGAATACCTGGTGGAACTGCTGACGGCTGAATTGACCACGGCGATGACCGAGGTCAACAGCGACTTGGCCACGTGCAAAGCGCGTTGGCAGAACCAAGGTGTCACCACCTTGGAATCTGCTGACCCTATGGTGCTGCCCGAGCGCACATTTCAAGCAGCGACGTACAAACGCGCCGTTTACTGCAGGGCCAAAGCCAGCCTTTTGCCCCAGTTCGTGACCATCATCCGCCGCGACAGCGCGGAAAACCTGGGCAAGGAATTGCCCGATCGCCCG